GGTAGCCCCTGAGTTATTAGGAGTAAGTAATTTTAGACTAAGCGAGTTACTAGAGTTTGGGAGGTTTGGAGTAGTAGAGATCAAAAGCAAACAATTAATAAAAGTAGGTAATTTAAACATCTTACATGGCCATGAGTTTGGACATAGTTTCTTCTCTCCAGTAAATGCAGCAAGAGGTTTATATACAAGAGCTAAAGCTGATTCTGTTATAGGTCATCATCATCAAACTTCAGAGCATTCAGAAAAAGATTTAAATGGCGCTGTAGTAACTACTTATTCTTTAGGATGTTTGTGTGGTTTACAGCCTGAATACATGCCTTTTAATAAGTGGAATCATGGATTTGGGTTTATTACATTTAAACCTACAGGCGAGTTTGAGGTAAGAAATCTTAGGATAATTAACGGGGTTATTAAATAATTTTTTGTATATTAAGTATATACACTTATATATTTATATTTATTAAAAATGAAAGCAACTCTTCTCTCTATATATAAAGCATTACTTGTTCCATTAGTTCTTTTCTTTGCCCCAATTTACATGATGGTTTTCTTAGTAGGATTAACTACTATCATAGATACAGCATTTGGTATTTGGAAAGCCAAGAGTCTTAAAGAAGGGATTAGTTCTAAAAAGTGCAGAAAAGGTTTAGTACCTAAAATTAAATCTTATGTTATAATTATTCTATTACTATTTGTAGCTGATTATTATATAGTAAATGAATTAACACATTTATTTGTAAGTATTGATTATGTATCAACAAAGTTAGTATCTTTCACCTTAATATTAATTGAAGTTAAATCAATGGATGAGAGCTTTGAAAAAGTAAAAGGTTATTCATTCATCTCAAAACTTTATGGTAATATTAAAAATATTAAAAAAGTAAAAGACGATCTAGAACCATGATCTTATGCCAAAAGATGCTTGTTATAAAAAAGTAAAAGCACAGTATGCTGTGTTTCCTTCAGCTAGAGCCTCTCAAGCTATTGCTAAATGTCGTAAAGGCAAAGGTAAAGTTAGAAAGACTAAGAAGGGTACAGAGCTTAAAAGATGGCAAGCAGAGAATTGGCAAGATACTAAGACAGGAAAACCTTGTGGTGCAGGTGGTAAAAATGAATACTGTCGTCCTACAAAAAGAGTGTCAAGTAAGACACCAAAAACTAAAAGTGAAATTTCACCGTCTAAACTAGCTGCTAAGAAAGCTGAAAAGTCTAGAGTAGGTATGGGGAGAAGAGTTAAAAAAGTATAGTTAATTGTTAATTTAATATACAATAGTCATGAAAAAAGTAAGCGTTAAAAAACCTTTAACAAAAGCTCAATTTGGAAGAAACATTTCAGCAACTGCTGCTAGAAGAAAAGCTATTAAAAATAAAGGTTATATTACACAAACTCCTGAAGATGAACAAGGAGATTTTCAAAATGTATATAATCCTTATAGTAGAAAAGGTAAAAAAATTGCAAAAGCAAAAGAGGAAAAAAGAAAGTCTCTAGGAATTACAGGGGGGCCATCATATATACCTAAAAATTCTGATGAAGTAAGAACTAGTAGAATTATTGGGAAAAAAATGCAAGTTGGTGGGTCAATGAGTCCCGCAAGGAGTAAGCCTCGTACTCCTATTCACACTAGTACTCCTATTAAGAAAAAAATTGTTCGAGCAACAAACCAAAAGCCTACAAATAAACCAAAGCCTACCGGTCCTGATTATGAAGGTCCTTATTCAATAAAGGGAACTGCTGGACCAGTAAATAGCACAGTCAGTAAGGTAAGAGAAATTTTAAACGAACCTCCATCATATTCACCATATCTTTATCAAAAAAAAGGTGGTGCAATTAAAAAAGTAACTAAGACATCTTTAGCAAAATCTCAAAATGGTGGACCAACAGGTAAACAGAAAAGATTAGAAAAAAGAGAACTAAAAGCTTATGATAAATATAATGAAGCTAGAAAAAGTGGTTCTCAGAAGACTGGAAAACTTTATGGTAAACTTGTTGATAGACAAACTAAAAGTATAATGGCAGGTGTTAATACACAGTATAAGAAAAAAGGTGGAGCAATAAAAGCTAAAAGAAAAAAGTAATGGCAAAGACAGCAGCTTGGCAAAGAAAAGAAGGTAAGTCTAAATCAGGAGGACTTAACAAGAAAGGTGTTGCTTCTTATAGAAAGGAGAACCCTGGAAGTAAACTAAAGACTGCTGTTACTAAAAAACCATCACAACTTGATCCTGACAGTAAAGATGCTAAAAGACGTAAGTCATTTTGTGCTAGAATGTCTGGTATGAAGAAAAAACTAACAAGCTCAAAGACTGCTAAAGACCCTAACTCTAGGATTAATAAGTCTTTAAGAAAATGGAATTGTTAAGAGTATGAAAATAGATTTGGAAAAAATAATAGCAATGATTTTTACAATGGCAATTAGTTACATGCTAATTGCTTATTTGTTTAATAGTTGCTCTGTAGACCACCATCTTAGTAAAGCACAAAAACATATTGACATTGCCAAAAGAAAAGGTGCTGTAATTAAACCAGATACAGTATGGCAATATGTTTATACTAAAGAAATAGTCTTTGATACAGTTACTAATACTTACAAAGAAATATTAAAAAAGGATAGCAGCTTTCAAATTATTAACAATACTATTGCGCCTGTAATGTCTAGACAAGAACGTAAAGCTCTTGAAAGTTATTATAAGCATTTAGAAAAGATGATGAAGCTACAGAATGATTCTTTAGCTAAAGAACTAAAAGCTTATATTAAAACCAATAGACAAAATAATAAAACTGATAGAGTAATAATTAGACAAGAAAACAAAAAATTTCCTTGGTTTTGGTTAATCCTCCCTTGGTGCGTTATTGGTGCATATATTGCATATAAATTAAACTTACATAAACTTGTTAAGTTATGAGTTACGATTTTTTAAAAGATCAAAAGTCACCGCAAATTCTAGTACAAGCAGTCAAGATGATTGGTACTAAAGAAGTTGTGGGTGCTAAACACAATCCTGTTATTTTAGGATGGGCTAAAGAATTAGGACTAGGTAAAATATACAATGCAGATGAGATTCCTTGGTGTGGTTTAGCAGTAGCATATGCTTGTCATAAAGCAGGTTTAGAACCTATCAAAGATCCACTATGGGCACTTAACTGGGCTAAGTGGGGGGAAGCTTCACCTGAACCTATGCTAGGAGATATCCTTACATTTAAAAGAAATGGTGGAGGTCATGTAGGTATTTATGTAGGAGAAGATGACAAATGCTACCATGTACTAGGCGGCAACCAAAGTAATGCTATGAACGTTACAAGAATACTTAAAACTAGATTATATAAAGCAAGAAGAACTAAGTGGAAAGTTGCTCAACCTGCTAATGTAAAAAAGATCTGGTTAGACAACAAAGGTAAAATAAGTACAAACGAAGCTTAAGATTATGAAATTTAGAAATAACTGGAATGTTCCCCATAAACAATGGGACAAGATGCAAATAAGATTAAGAGCGGGTAAAATTGATTTTTTAACTATAGAGGTAGATATCTCTAGAGAATTTTACTCTTTTACATTATTAAACTTTACAATTAAAAATAGATAATTATGAAAACAGCAAAAAGATTATATGAAATGGGTGGTGATATCACTGCTGATTACTTTACAAATACAGATTTTTCTATGATGGATAGTAGTAATTCTTCATCTATAGGAAAAAGAAAAAAGAAAAAAAAGGTAAAATTTGGTACGGGACAGGCTCCACCAAAGTTTAAAAAATGTAGAAGCGGAGTTTGTTCATAATTAAAGAACTAATTAAATCCAGGTAAGCTAACTACCTGGATTTTTTGTTTTTAAATATTTGAAGTTTAAACTTTTATTGTATATTTGTAAGAAATGTAATATACAGTAATATGGAAAACCAACAATTAGAAGAGCAGATGACTGCAGAAGAACTAGCACAGAAAAAAGAAGAGATGCTAAGTTTTTACACTGAATCTTTACCTTATTTAGAAGCACAGTACAAGTATGAAGAACTATTAATGAAACTTGATGAAGTAAGATTCAAAAGAACAAGTATTCAAATGCAATTTGCAATGATGATGCAAGGTGGTCCTTCAGAAGAAGAACTAGAAGAGCTAGAGAAACAGGCTGCTGGTAGTAATATGGATATTGACGAACCAAAAGCACCGGGAAGAAAACTTAAAAAATCATAATCATGGCATTAGTCAATCAAGTACAGAAACGTGTAAAGATGACTAAGTGGGACGCTGTTAAGTTTCAGATAGTAACTCATTGTTATATAAATCGTATAACAATGAGTGAATCTGATTTTAATTGTCTTACACTACTTAGTTTTAATCAACCTATTGGCTTGACTGATTTTTGTTATGATGCTTCTTCAGAAGAATCTTGGATTTTTAAATCACCACAAACAGTACGAAATTGTATTAATAAAGCTGAGAAGAATAAGTTAGTTATTAAAGATAAAGCAAATAAGAAACTTATTAGTCTTAATCCTGATATGAAGATCCAAACAGAAGGTACTTTATTACTTGATTATAAATTCTTAGGACATGATACCGAAGAAGCCTAAAGAAATAATTAAACAAGTATCAGAAGAACTTGATATGCCCCAAACCATGATTGATGATATTGTAACTTTATACTTTAAAAGTTTACGCAAAAGTCTTTCAAACTTAGAACATTTAAATGTATTACTTCCAGGTCTCGGTCATTTTAGAGTGAGACCTATTGGTGTAAAAAAGGCAATCAAGAAATTTGAGTCAATGAACAATGGTATGACAGAAGATACCTTTATGCATTATCATAACAAAAAAATAGTTTTAGCTAGACTAGAAAAATTATATGCGATTAACGATAGAATCGCAGAATTTATAGAAAACAAAAAAGCTTTTAAAGATGGCAAATACTCTAACAAAGATTTGGAACAATCGTAAACAGATTTTAGAAGGTATTAAAAATACTATGATAAGAGATGAGTATATCGAAGATGTATCAAGACTTAGAACTGAAATATGCGATGCTTGTCCCAGCAAAGGAGATGAATGTGCAATTCCTGGAACAGCACCTTGTTGTAATGAGTGCGGTTGTTCATTAGCTTTTAAAACTCGAGCTTTATCTACTGAGTGTCCTCTAGGTAAATGGAAAGCTCTAATGACAGAAGAGGAAGAAGATGAATTAGATGATTTATAATTATGAGTATAGTATTTAATGCAGATGAACACAGTTATACTAGTATAGATGGTGAAGCTATCAACTGGATAAGTGTTACATCTTTAGTTGGAAATTTTAAACAACCTTTTGATGCAGAAAAAGTTTCTGCTAGGGTGGCAAAATCTAAAAAGTCAAAGTGGTTTGGTTTAGATCCAAAAACAATTCAAGCTTTATGGAAAGCTGAAGCTGATCGTGCAACAACTTTAGGAACGTTTTATCATAATCAAAGAGAAGCTGATATATGTTCTCTTGCATCTATTGAAAGAGAAGGTGTGCCTGTACCTGTATATAAACCTATACAAAAAGGAGAACTTAAAGAGGCTCCTGTACAAAAACTTACAGATGGTATATATCCTGAGCATATGGTTTATTTAAAGTCAGCAGGTATTTGTGGGCAATCTGATTTAGTTGAAGTAGTAAATAATAAAGTAAATATTATCGACTACAAGACAAATAAAGAGATTAAGATGGAATCATTTAAAAACTGGGAAGGTATTTCACAAAAGCTAAGTTTTCCAGTAGCACATTTAGATGATTGTAATTTTAATCACTATGCCTTACAACTTAGTATATACATGTATATTATACTAAAGCATAATCCTAAATTAAGAGCAGGAAATATATTTATTCATCATGTAATATTTGAAGAAGAAGGTAAGGACGCGCATGGATATCCTATAACAAAATATTCACTAGAAGGCGACCCTATAGTAAAAGATGTCGTCCAAATAGAAGTGCCTTATCTTAAAGACGAGGTTATCAGCATTATTAACTGGTTATATGATAACCGAGATACAATTAAGAAGAAATGATAGTGAAATTATTTGATGTTCAAAACGGAGTTATTATTCCTACAGAACATTGTTATACTTTAAAAGCTTTAAAAGATATTATGGATAATTATCCTGAAGAGTATTTAAAGATATACTTGTACCTTTTCTATATGACATGTCCCAATCCAGATATGAATCCATTCTTTAATACTCCTCATATAGATAAAGAAGAATTGATTTTAAGTCAAATTGATGCCGAGTTTTCAACAGAAGACTCTGATATATCTACTGCTTTAGAAATGTGCAAGAGATTATATGAGACACCAACATCAAGAGCATATGAAGGAATGCAAAAAGCATTGGATAGGATATCAAGATATTTAGCAACTACACAAATTACAGATGGTAAAGATGGTAACATTGCTCAGATTAGAGCAATAGCTAAAGACTTTGATGCGATTAGACAATCTTTTAAAGGTGTTTATAAAGATCTTCAGGATGAGCAGCAAAGTAAAGTAAGAGGTGGACAAGGACTAGCATATGATTCATAATGGAATTTTGGATTGACATACCAACTTGGGATAATGGTACATGGACTACCACATCTTTTGAATCAAGGGATGAATTTAGAACCTTTGTACTTTCTATATTTAAAGAACCCGGGCAATATAATTTTAATGAAGACACAGCTAAAGTATTTACTGAACAATCTGATAAGTTTAAAAAAGATAAAGTATATTGTACAGCACCTTTTAAATCTAAAGACTTTATAGCTTACTGGGATGATCAAAAAAATAAATGTAGAAAAGGTCTTATTGTAAAATCAAAAAAAGAAGTTTGGTATCTTACAAGAGATTACTACATGTGGTTAAATTTCTTACCAATCTTTAACAAGGAAATACAAGCTTTTGGTTTTGCTGATATTAGAGATGCACAATACCATATGGCATTATATGAGTGTTTAGCTGAATTATATTATAAGCATTCTGCTGTACTTAAGAAGCGCCAGATAGCATCTTCGTATTTTCATGCTGCTAAACTACTTAATCAACAATGGTTTGAAGCAGGGGTTACTTTAAAAATGGGAGCTAGTCTTAAAGACTATATAAATGAAAAAGGTACTTGGAAGTTTTTATCTGAATATGCTGCTTTCTTAAACGAACACACTGCATGGTACAGACCTATGTCACCAGATAAAGTAATGATGTGGCAACAGAAGATTGAAGTAAGAAAAGGAGATAGAAAAACTGAAGTAGGTCTTAAAGGTACAATACAAGGTATGTCATTTGAAAAAGATCCTACTAATGGTGTCGGTGGACCAGTAAAGTACTTTTTTCATGAAGAAGCTGGTATTGCACCTAAGATGGATCAAACATTTGGATATATTAAACCAGCACTTAAATCAGGTATGATAACTACAGGTATGTTTATAGCTGCAGGATCTGTGGGTGATTTAGATCAGTGTGAACCACTTAAACAAATGGTTCTTGATCCAGAGGCAAATGATATATATGCTGTTGATACCAATCTAATAGATAAAGATGGTACTATAGGTGTATCAGGTTTATTTATTCCTGAGCAGTGGTCTATGCCACCATATATTGATGAATACGGCAACTCTAAAGTAAAAGAAGCTTTAGAAGCTTTAGATTTATATTTTGAAGAGTGTAAAAAGAAAATGACTCCTGAAGCATATCAGCTTGAGGTGTCACAGCATCCTAGAAATATTGAAGAAGCTTTTGCTCACAGAAAAGCATCTGTTTTCCCTACACATATTTTATCGGCACAATTAAAAAGAATTGAAGATAAAGAATATGCATATGAGTTCTTAGATATATATGCAGACGAAAATGGGAGACCCGCTGTAAGATCAACTAATAAGTTACCAATTAGTGAGTTTCCAATAAGTAAAAAGACAGAAGATAAAACAGGGACGCTTGTAGTGTGGGAAAGACCTGTTAAAGATCCTAGCTTTGGAATGTATTATGCATCTATTGACCCTGTTTCAGAAGGTAAAACTACTACATCTGAATCATTATGTTCAATATATATTATTAAAGCACCGGTGGAAGTGACAAAGGTTAGCGGTGTAGAAACAGAGAATTACATAGAACAAAGTCAAATGGTAGCAGCCTGGTGCGGTAGATTTGATGATATAAAGAAAACCCACGAAAGATTAGAGCTTATCATAGAGTGGTATAATGCATGGACGGTCATAGAAAATAACATATCATTATTTATACAATATATGATATCTCGTAAGAAGCAAAAGTATCTAGTACCTAGAACGCAAATTATGTTTCTTAAAGATCTACAAGCTAATGCAAATGTATTCCAGGAATATGGATGGAAGAATACAGGTACTTTATTTAAATCTCATCTTATAAGTTATGCTATAGAATACGTAAGAGAAGAATTAGATACAGTAACAAAAGATGATGGAACTATTGTTAAGACTATATATGGTGTAGAAAGAATAAAAGACCCTATGCTTTTACGTGAGATGATTGCTTATGTAGAAGGATTAAACGTTGACCGTATGGTAGCATTTTGTGCACTGATAGCATTCATGCGCATACAAGAGTCAAATAGAGGATATATGAAAAGAACAATAATGGATGATGCAGCTAAAAACTTGCAAAAGTCAGATAATTTGTTTAAATTATCTCATAGCCCGTTTCGTCATATGGGGAAGGGTAGACTTAGTAATGGACAAGGTTATAAAAGATCACCATTTAAAAATTTTAAATAAAAGTCATGCAGGTATATAATGCTATGCAGCTCAAGAAAGGAGCTAAGGTTGAACAAAATAGAATGGGTAGCATTACCCAACCTCTTCAATTTATACCAAAAAAAGATAAAGATGAAGAGTGGGCAGCTTGGAATTTAGATTGGTTAGAGTGGAATGGTCTAAAGCAACTTCGTAGAAATGCGAGGAGACTAATGAAAAACTATAAGCTTGCTAAAGGTATTATAGATAAAACAGATTATATCATTGAAGATGATAACGAGTATGCTGATATTATTGAGACTCTTACTAAAGAAGATGCTTCTGCATTAGAATTAAAGTTCTACCCTATTATTCCAAATGTTGTAAATGTCTTAGTAGCTGAATTTGCAAAGAGATCAACTAAGTTAACATATAGAGCGATTGATGAGTTTTCTTATAACGAAATGCTAGAGCAAAAAAGATCTGCTGTAGAAGAAGTTTTGATGGCAGATGCTCAAATGAAAATAGTTGCTGCTTTAATGGAACAAGGTTTAGATCCTGAATCAGAAGAAGCGCAGCAACAGTTAAATCCAGAAAACCTAAAGTCTTTACCAGAGATTGAACAATTCTTTAAAAAGGATTATAAGTCTATGGTAGAACAATGGGCAACTCATCAGCATAAAGTAGATGTTGAGAGATTTAAAATGGATGAGCTTGAAGAAAGAGCTTTCCGTGATATGCTTATTACAGATAGAGAGTTTTGGCATTTTAGGATGTCAGATGATGACTATGATGTAGAACTTTGGAATCCTGTACTTACGTTTTATCATAAGTCTCCGGATGCAAGATATATCTCTCAAGCTAACTGGGTAGGTAAAACAGATATGTATACAGTAGCAGATGTTATTGATAAGTATGGATATTTAATGACAAAAGAGCAATTAGAAGCTCTTGAAGCAATATATCCTATTAGATCTGCAGGTTATACAATTGGAGGCATGCAGAATGACGGTAGTTATTATGATGCTACTAAATCACATGAGTGGAATGTTAATATGCCTTCACTTGCATACAGACAATATACTTCAATGGTATCAGGTTCAGTACTACAAGGAGGGGATGTTGTTACACAAATACTTTCTGAAAGTGAGGACTATGATACAGCAGGTACTGCATATTTATTAAGAGTGACTACGTGTTATTGGAAATCTCAACGTATGGTAGGACATCTTACAAAAGTTGCAGACAATGGAGAAGTTACTACAGAGATTATTACTGAAGACTATAAAGTAACAGATAAACCTATTTACGATACTAGGCTTTTCAAAAATAAAACAAAAGATAATCTAGTATATGGTGAACATATTGATTGGATTTGGATTAATGA